TGTTAGTGGTCAAGGTAGATATCTACATACATCAACTCAATGGAATAATATTACACCGTCACAAACATATTATATTAGAGTAACAAATGCTGGTGGTACTAGAAACATAAGTACTCCTGATAGTGCTGCTCTTAATTCTTGGATTGCATTAACTTCTAATAGAGAGTTTCAAGTAAGAGATGCTAGAAACATAACCACATATGCCGATGAAAATTGTATAATTAAAGTTGAAATTGCATCTAACTCAAGTGGTTCAACAATATTAGATACAGGTTATTACGAGATGCGATACATAGGTAACGCTTAAGGAGATATTATGCCAACACATTTATTACAATTAGGGCCTGGAATGGCCGCTTCCAGTGGAACTGGTGGAGTTAGTGGCGGTGGAGGTTCCGGAACATTAGCTGGTACAACTACTATTGAAGAAGTTAGAAGTGTCGACGACAGTGGTGGTAGTACCGATTTAGGTATTTCATATAGTCAAGTTGGTTTTTCTAATGCACCATCTACTTGTTCAGCATTAACTGATGGAACTGTAAAATGGCATTTAGTTGGAACAAATAAGCTTACACTTATAGTTAGTGATGATAGTAATGCTACTGGAGAAACTGGTACATCTGATATAACCGCAAGTTATCGACCTACAGCTGTCAGACCACCTCTTTTAAATAATTTTGAAGATGCAGATGGATATGAAGCCTTTCAATATGCTAGAGCCGGCACAAAATATCATGCAGTAGAATTATTGCAAACAGGAGCTGAACCAGAAACTTTTCAAGGTCCAATGTGGTGGAACGGTACACAAATTTACACAGGGTCAATGGTTCCTGGTAGTATTTGGAGCCCTAATATGACTTATACTCACACAGATGGATATACATATAAAGTTGGAAGCTACCAAGAAGTTTATAATGATGATACTTATTATTCTATAACTCGAGGTATTCCTGAAGAAGAACATTATAGATATACTACAACAAATGCTGTTACTGGTATAAAAGCTGTATTTACTCCAACCGTTTCATCATCAGCTGGAAGCGGTGGCGGTGGCGCTATTACGCCTTTAAAAACTTTTGACGGAACTCCAATTCCTAATAATAGTACATTAAGTGCTATGGATTCTGGTTGGAAAACTACCAGCGGTGATATGAGCACTGGTGTAACTCTTGCGTTTACACAAACAACTGGTAGTATGAATGACTCGTCTGCAGCTTACACATTAGATGGTCAATTAGATTTATATGCAAGAGATAGTGTTTCTGGTGATGTTCTAGTTAAATCAATACGAGTAAAAGCACAAACAACTGCTGTTAGTACATACTAAAGATAAATAATAAAATACACTAAAGAGAAAAACAATGTCAATACCAAATTCAAGAGAACTTTTTAAAGATTATATTCTTAGAAAAATTGGTGCTCCAGTTATTGAGATTAATGTTGCCGAAGAACAAGTAGAAGATCGTATTGACGAAGCGGTTTCTTTTTGGCGTGATTATCACTATAACGGAAGTCAACAAGTTTATTTAAAACATAAAATTACTGGTAGTGTATTAGAACTTGATGCATCAGTTGCAGGAAATTTTATATTAGGTGAAACGGTAACCGGTGGAACATCAGGTGCTACTGCTAAAGTTTCTAAAGACTCTACTGGTACAACATTAAGATATGACAATCTTACTCATAAAGAATTAATTAAATTTCAAGCAAACGAAACAGTAACAGGTCAAAACTCTGGAGTTACAGCTACTATTACAACTGTAACGAGAGGTGATAGAGAGAATGGCTATATCTCTTTACCAGAGACACTTTTAGGTATTTCAGGTATATTCCCATTAACCACAAGCTTATCAACTGGTTCAGGTATATTTAATGTTCAGTACCAATTTGTTTTAAATAACATTCAAGATATTACTGGTTATAATGTTCAGAATTATTATATGGCAATGAGCCATCTTCAATTCTTACAAGAAATTCTTGTAGGTAAACCAATGATTCGTTATAACAAACACGTTAACAAATTACACATCGATGTTACTAAAGACTTTCTTACAGTTGGACAATTTATTATCATCGAGGCTTACGATGTAATTGACCCAGTTACTTATGGTGATGTTTGGGGAGATCGTTGGTTACAAAATTATGCTACTGTTTTAATTAAAGAACAATGGGGACTCAATTTAACTAAATTTACTAATATGCAGCTTGTTGGTGGTGTTTCATTCAACGGTGAACAAATTCTTTCCGAAGCAAGAGAAGAAAGAAAAGCAATGGAAGAAGAAGCGATCAGAGCTTACCAACCACTCACCTACAACTTTATTGGATAACATACTGTTATGGCAACAAATGTATTCTTTAGAAACTATGATAACTTCAACGAGCAAAATTTAATTGATGATTTAGTTATCGAGAGCATTAAGATTTATGGCGTAGATGTAATGTACATCAGGCGATCACTTGGTGCTGTTGATGAAGTTCTAAATGAAGATGACCTACCTTTATATGATGAAATGTTTCAGTTCGAAGCTTATGTTAAGAACGTTGATGGATTTGAAGGTGAAGGTGATTTCCTATCTAAATTCGGTTTACAGATTCGTGATAGTATTACATTTAGTGTAGCTAACAGAACATTCGAAAGATATGTTACTAAAGAAGTTGTTGAGTTAATTAGACCCAATGAAGGTGATTTAATTTACTTCCCACTTAACGAAAAAATGTTTGAGATTAAATTCGTAGAACATGAAAGCGTATTCTATCAAACTGGTGCTTTACAAGTTTATGATATGAGATGTGAGTTAATTGAGTACAGTGGTCAAAGATTCAATACTGGGTTCCCAGCTATTGATGATTACTTTGATGATATTGATACTACAGTTACTACAACACTTCAAGGTTTATCTAATACTGATGCACAAGGTTACGATTCATTAGCAGATAACTTTACGTTTGAGCAAGAAGGTGATAACATTCTTGACTTCTCTGATAGTGACCCATTCACAGAAAATATTAATATAAGTGATACCTAATGGCTATAGCAAATTATTTTTATAACGGAACTACTCGAAAATATGTAGCTTTATTTGGTACATACTTTAATCAGCTTCAAGTTAAAAGAGTTGACAATGGTGGTGTTACACAACAATCAATGATTGTTCCTATATCATATGCGCCATTCCAAAAGATATTATCTCGACTTGAACAGAATCCAGATTTTAAAGCTAAGTCAGCAATTAACTTACCTCGTATGTCGTTTGAAATGACAAATATGCAATATGATTCTGACCGTAAATTATCACCAATTACTAAAATACGAAAAACTGTTACCGACGATGTAACAGGTGGAAGAAATTTTGTATACGGTGGTACACCATATAATTTAGATTTCTCTTTGTATATTATGACTAAATACCAAGAGGATGCAGTAAAGTTATTAGAACAAATTATTCCATTCTTTAATCCAGACTATACAAGAACAGTAAAATTAATTGATGGTTTGGAACCACTTGACATTCCACTCGTTTTAAGTGGTGTATCAATGGACGAAGTTTACGAAGGTCAGTTTGACGAAAGAAGAAGTATTGTTTATACACTTAACTTTACTATGAAAGCATGGTTCTTCGGGCCAGAAAAAGAAACTGGTATTATCAAGTTTATCGATATACGATATGCTACAGATTCAGATACAAATACAACACCAGAAGAATTTTATACCTTACAACCAGGTATGACAGCTGCCAATACAGCTACAACAGACCCAGACCTCTCAGTTGATTATAGCTTGATTGAATTTGATGATGATTGGGATTACGCAGATAAAATTGCGAATACAGCACCTACAGATTAGGGTTGACAAACACTTTAAAATGTGTTATAATATATAATTGGAAATGAAAAAGATTGGAGAATATTATGAGAATTGGTTTTACATGTAGCGCATTTGATTTATTACATGCAGGTCATGTACAGATGCTAAGAGATGCTAAAGCACAATGTGATTATTTAATGGTAGGATTACAAATGGACCCTGCACTAGATAGACCTAAAGAAAAGAACCCACCTATACAAACAATTGTTGAAAGATATACACAGCTTAAAGCAATTGGATATGTCGACGAGATTATTCCTTATAACTCTGAGCGAGACCTTATGGATATTTTGGAATTGTATCATATTGATGTTCGTATTTTAGGTGATGAATATAGAGATAAAGAATTTACAGGTAAAGATATTTGCCGTAAACGAGACATTGAACTCTTTTTTAATAAAAGAGACCACAGATTCAGTACATCAGGTTTACGAAAAGCTTGCGCTTGGGTCAATAAAGATAGTGATTGGAAAATGACTCAAGAAGGATAAATAGTATATGAGCGATGATAAGATAGCACAGGCACTAAACATGAGGTCTTTACAAGATATCAATGACGAGAAACAGGAATTGTTGGACGAAGCAAATCCTGACAAATTGCCTGACCTACCTGTTAACGCTTTTTCTACAAACGAAGAAGTAGAAAATTTACCTATAGAAGCACCTGTTCAACATCCCGTAGTAATAGATGATGCTGGTGCTGAAGAAAATTTAAAAGATATTGAGTTAGCTAAAGCTAATATTGAAAACATTATTAGTTTAGGAGATGACTCTATTAAAGAGATGGTTGAGATTGCAAAACAATCAGAATCACCTCGAGCATTTGAGGTTGTGTCAACTCTTATGAAAACATTGCTAGATGCAAACAAAGATTATGTTGAAATGAGTACTAAGAAGCGATACGCTAAAGAAGAAGCTAATCCTGCTAAGAATGAAGTTACTAATAATAATCTGATTGTATCAACTGCAGATTTACTTAAGATGATAAAGGGCGAGAGTGAGTAACGGCTACTTAGGAAATAATTACCTCAAAAGGTCTAACGAGCAACATGAATATACTCCTGAGCAAATTAAGGAGTACATGAAATGTGCAGAAGACCCAATATATTTTGCTTCAAAGTATATTAAAATTGTGCATGTTGATAAGGGATTTGTTCCCTTTGAAATGTATGACTATCAAAAAGAAATTACTACGAAGATTACAAACAATCGACGTGTTGCTGTATTGACTGCAAGACAGTCTGGTAAAACAACTACAGCATGTGCAGTTATTCTGCATTATATTCTTTTTAACGAATTTAAAACAGTTGCAATTCTTGCTAACAAAGGAGATGCAGCTCGAGAAGTATTAGGTAGAGTACAACTCGCCTATGAAGCATTACCTAAATGGATGCAACAAGGTATTGAAGAATGGAACAAAGGTAATATATCTTTGGAAAATGGTTGTAAAATTTACGCAGGTACCACAACATCAAGTGCTATTCGTGGTAAATCAATCTCATTCCTATACCTAGACGAGGTTGCATTTATTGAAGGATTTGATGAGTTCTTTGCTTCAGTATATCCAACGATATCATCTGGTAAAACTACAAAATTATTAATGACTTCTACTCCTAATGGATTAAACCATTTTTGGAAAACCTGTAAAGGTGCTGAAGAAGGCACAAACGGTTATGAATTTGTTAAGGTAATGTGGGACGATGTTCCTGGTAGAGATGATGCGTGGAAAAACGAAACACTCGAAGCACTAGACTTTGATAATGAAAAGTTTAATCAAGAGTATTGTTGTCAATTCTTAGGTAGTTCGGGAACACTTATTGATGGTTCTAAATTAAAAGAATTAGCATATTCTCGACCAATACAAGAGAATGAGGGAGTATCTCAATACGAAGCTGCACTAGAAGACCACACTTATGTTATGACAGTTGATGTATCTCGAGGCAAAGGCCTCGATTATAGTACATTTAATGTTATAGATATCACAAAAATGCCTTATACTCAGGTTTGTGTATATAGAGATAACACTGTTTCCCCAGTGGATTTCGCAGCAATTATATATAGAATAGGATTAATGTACAATGAGAGTGCTGTACTCATCGAAATCAACGATATCGGTGAACAAGTATCAGATGTACTCTTAATGGACTATGGGTATGAGAATCTTCTTTATACTGAAAATGCTGGAAGGTCTGGTAAACGGATTTCAAGTGGTTTCGGAAAAAGAGTAGATAATGGCATAAGAACAACAAAAAGTGTTAAAAGTATCGGTTGTTCTATATTAAAATTGCTGGTTGAACAAAACCAGTTAATATTACAGGATTATAACACAATACAAGAGTTATCGCGATTTAGTAAAAGAGGGAATTCTTACGAAGCAGAATCTGGAGCACACGATGATTTGGTAATGAATTACGTTATCTTTTCATGGCTTACAGACCAAACATTCTTTAAAGACCTTACCGATATTAATACTATGATGCGTTTAAGACAGAAAACTGAAGAACAGATTGAACAAGACTTGTTACCATTTGGGTTTATCGACGACGGAGGAGATATTCCAGAAGAAGATGGTTTTGATTTCGTAAGAGAATCATGGCAAATCTGATAAATGCTAAATATTATAAATATAACTGTGATAACTAATTTTAGACTAAGATTTTTAAATTTTATAATTTTAAAGGAGAAATAATATGGCTTTTTCCGTAAGTCCTTCGGTAATAGTTCGTGAAGTGGACGCATCAGCAGCGGTTCCTGCCATCGCAACGCCACCTGCCGCAATCGCAGGTGTTTTTAGATGGGGTCCGGTAGGCGAAACAGTACTGATTTCTTCAGAGAACGAACTAGTAAATCGATTCGGTAAACCAACCAACGATAACTATGAAACATTCTTTGTAGCAGCAGATTACCTTTCATATGCAAATGCTCTCTACATAGCTAGAGTCGATAACGGTGCTGTCAAAGCATCAGCATCAGATACAACAAGTGCAAACACACAATTACATACATTCGGCGCATTCGACGCAAAATATCCTGGAGCTTTAGGTAATTCCTTAGAAGTTGGATATGTTAAAGATGACAAGTTCGAAGCTGATATAATTGATGTTGCAGATGTATCTGGTAGTAAATTAACAGGAAACACACAGGTTTCACAGACATTAAATTTTAACGCAACTTCATTAACTTTTGAAGTAATACCTGCAGACGCACTTACTACTTCATGGTCTGAAGATGACGTGATTGTAATTGGTAATGATTCCGTTGGATACCAAGATATTCCAGTAACAAGCTTTACTGAATCTACTCTTGACTCTTCCGGTAACGTTACTGCTAACACATCATTGATTGTATCTCATTCATATACAATTGCTTTAGGTCAATCATACAGATTAGCAGAATCTGAATTAAGTAAATTATCTCTTTCACGTAAGTGGAAGTATCATAGCTTATTTGGTAAAGCTCCACAAACTGGTAACTATCATGTTATCGTTGTTGACGAAGATGGAGATATTTCAGGTGAAACTGGTGCAGTATTAGAGTTATATGAAGATGTTTCAACAACTTCAACAGCAAAACTATCCAACGGTGGTTCAAATTACTATAAAGACGTAATTTTAGCTCAATCAAGCTGGGTAGAAGTTGCTAATACAACACACTTCGAAGCAGGTGCTCAGAATAGCACATACGAAAGTTTAGCACTGGGTACTGATGGTACTACAGAGAGTGCAACAACTCTTGGTGCTTTAGCAGGTGGATACGACTTATTTAAGAACTCAAATGAAATTGATGTTTCTTTCGTATTACAAGGTAAGGGTGACAACTCTGGTAATCTTGCAAATTATATTATTTCTAATATTGCAGAATACAGAAAAGACGCTGTTGCTTTCTTATCACCTTCTAAAGAAGCTGTTGTTGACGAGAATAAAACAAACACTAAACTTGCTAATGTAATTGCTTATGGTAATGCATTACAAAATAGTTCTTACTCCTTCATGGATTCTGGTTACAAATACAGATACGACAAGTATAATGATGTATACAGATATGTGCCACTGAATGGTGATACTGCAGGACTAGCTTCAAGAGTTGAACCTTTTGAATCTCCAGCAGGATTCCGTAAGGGTGTAATTAAGAATGTTGTTAAACTCGCGTTTAACCCTAATAAAGCTCAACGTGACCAACTATACAGTAAAGATATTAACCCAGTAATGAGTCAAGTAGGACAGGGAATTGTTCTATTCGGTGATAAGACTGGATTAGGTCTACCAAGTGCATTTGACAGATTAAATGTTCGTAGATTGTTTATCTCTGTTGAAAAAGCGATCGCTAACGCAGCTCAATCATTCTTGTTTGAATTGAATGACGAGTTTTCACAAACACAATTTAAGAATATTGTTGAACCATTCCTAAGAGAAATTCAAGGACGTAGGGGAATTATAGACTTCAGAGTAGTATCTGATGGCACTATTAATACTCCAGCAGTAGTTGACCAAGGTAAATTTAAAGCTAATATCTTTATTAAGCCTGCTAGGTCAATTAATGTTATTGAACTGACTTTTGTAGCAACACGAAGCGGAATTGAGTTTGAAGAAATTGTTGGCTCAATCGGTTAATAAATAAGTATTAAAGGAGAATAACGAACATGGCATTTAATATTAATGAATTTAAATCACAGCTAGTAGGTGGTGGTGCACGTCCTAGTCTGTTCCAAGTTCAAATTCTTAACCCCGTTGCTCCAGAGGCAGATTTTAAGGTTCCATTTATGTGTAGAGCAGCTGGAATACCAGCCTCGACAGTAGGAACTTTCAATACGAATTACTTTGGACGACAGGTTAAGTATGCAGGTGATAGAACATTTGCAGATTGGACAGTAACAATAATTAATGATGAAGACTTTATAGTCAGAAACGGAATGGAAGCGTGGATGAATTCTATCAATACACACGATAGTAATTTACGTTCTTTACCACAAGATTATAAGTCAAATGGTATCATTACACAATATAGTAAAGAAGGAGACGCAATTAGAACATACGTCTTTGAAGGGATGTACCCAACCCAGGTAGACCAGATAACTATGGACTGGAGCACAGTTGACCAAATCGAAGAATTTACGGTTACGTTCAGCTATGACTTCTGGAGAGTTGAAGGCGCTACTGGTATCCCTACAACCTAAGATTAGGTAATTAAATAATGAAGATTTTTGGATTTGAAATAAACAGGCCACAAGACGAGGCGAACAATGAAGTCGTCTCTTTTGTGGAACCTCAAAATGATGACGGAGCAATTACTGTTAGTAGTAATTCTCTCGGTGGATTTTATAGTACGATACTTGATATGGAAGGTTCCGCTAAGTCGGAATCTGAACTTATAACAAAATATCGTGGAATGGCAATGCAACCTGAAATTGCACAAGCTATTGATGATGTTGTTAACGAAGCAATATCAGTTGAAATGGACGAAAGCGTTGTAAATATTACATTAGGTGAAGCAGATTTACCTGATAAAGTAAAAGAACGAATCGTAGAAGAATTTGGTAATATCGTTTCTTTGCTTGATATGGCAAATAACGGTTACGATATGTTCCATAAGTTCTATGTAGATGGTAGGTTAAACTATCATGTTATTATTAACCCTAAAGATATTAAAAAGGGTATACAAGAAATAAGATATTGCGACCCTCGTAAATTAAAATTGATACGAGAAGTTGACAAGAAGAGTAAGGACCCACATAGCGGGTCTCCTACTAAGAAGATTAAAAATGAGTACTATATGTACTCAGAAAATGGATTTGGTTCTACTAGTGCTTCAGGAAGTGCTACAGGATTTAGAATCGCTAAAGACAGTATAGCTCGAGTAACATCGGGTTTGATGAATGAGAATAATAGTTTAGTACTATCTCATTTACATCCAGCGATCAAGCCGTTGAACCAATTAAGAATGTTAGAAGATGCTACTGTTATCTATACTTTAACAAGAGCACCTGAAAGAAGAATTTTTTATATTGATGTTGGTAACTTGCCTAAGAATAAGGCCGAGCAGTATCTAAGAGATATGATGACTCGACATAAGAACAAGTTACAATATAATTCATCAACTGGTGAGATTAGTGACTCACGTAAAATGTTGACAATGACTGAAGATTTTTGGTTCCCACGAAGAGGTGGTGAACGAACAACTGAAGTTGATACACTGGCCGGAGGTAGTGCTCAAGGTTTAAGTGATGATACAAACATGTTGTATTTTCAACGTAAATTATATAAAGCGTTGAAAGTACCTTTAACACGTTTAGAGCCAGAGAGTCAAGCATCCTTTGGTAGAACTTCAGAGATAACAAGAGATGAACTGAAGTTTGGTAAGTTTATTAAAAGAATTAGAACACGTTTTTCTTGGTTGTTTAATATTATTCTGGAAAAACAATTAATTCTAAAGGGTATTTTAACACCTGAAGAATTTGAAGCAATTCGTAACGATATACGATATGAATTTGCTAAGGATAATTATTACGACGAATTGAAGCAGTCTGAGATACTACGTGAACGTATGAGTACACTAAGAGATATCGAAGACCAAATTGGAAAATATTATTCTAGAGAATGGGTCATTCGTAACATTTTACAGCTAAGCGAAGAAGAGTTTACTGAAATGAATGACCAAATGGAAAAAGAGAAACTTGAGGCACCCGATGAAGAAGGTGACGAAGACAATCCATTTTGAGATAAATAAAACTATATTAAATTAAATAGGGACTAAATATGAAAAACTTTAAAGACCTACTTTCGGAAGTGGCCCAACCAAAGTCACCCGAAGAGAAAGCTTTTAAAGATCAGCACAAGATTGAGTTAATCAAACACCCAGTCGCGCCTGATTTTGTTCATACCGGTGAAATTCCTGGTAAGACAAAGAAGGAAAGACCTGCTGATGTTAAAGCTGGGGAAGACGCAAAAAAATACGACGGTGGAGCAGCTGCTAAAGCTAAACCATTCAAAATGCCACGAAACATCGATGAGACTAAACTTTCATTTAAAGATTTAATTACAAAAGTTTCTGATAACGAAGAACTTCTTGAAAGTCCCCAAGAAGAGATTTCGATGATGATGAAGCAACTACACTTTATCTGTTATGCATCTGAAGAGATTATGGAATACCTTGGTGCTGAAGATATGGACCCAGAAGAATGGTGGCAGAATAAATTAGCACAAGTATTTGGTAATGTTAAATCATTATATGCATATGCTAAAGGTTCAGAAGTTGTTAAAAAAGACATTGAACAAGATGATGATTTAGATACAGAACTAGGTGATGATGATGTTGCTTTACCTAGTGATACAGAAGTAGACGATTTAATGAATAGCGTATACGAAGACGTTCAAATCGAAAACTTAGTTACTGAATCATTCTTATTAAGTGAAGCTAAAATCGATATCGATTATATTGGTAACGATAGTCAAAAAGCTTCTCACGAAAAAAAATTCGGAGTTAAAATCTCATTAAAAGGAGATGACGAAGCATTTGTAAGCGGAGACGCCAAAAACGTTTGGAACTTTGCGGTCAACCATTACGGTGGTGACAAAGACGATGCTGCTGATATACATGGAAAACTTGCTAAAGAAGTTGGATATGAAGTATCAGAAGAGGTTAACGAAGCAAATTTTAAACCTGGCAGTCTTAAACTTAAGAATGGACAAACAATTAAAGTTGATTTTGCAGATGTAAAACATTTAAATCACTTTATGAAAGGTTTGAATCCAAAGAATAAGAAAGAGATGGAAGACCAGTTAATGAAAGACCAAAAAGGATTTAAAGAAATCCTTGCATTCGCTACTAAAGCGGGTATTTAAATTATGGCATGGGTTAGCGTCCCAGGTTCGAACAGTATTTGGGAATATGAAAATACTGCAACAGCATCAAACACTTATAGTGATGCGAACGGAACCACCACTGCTGGAGTTAGAACATTCACTCCAACCGGTGGAAATGCTCAATATACCTATGTAAGGTGTAGAAAGGCAGGACAAACTATAGAGCGTGGAGAGTTAAATAAGAACTTCTACGATAATAGATTTGCTAACGGAATTACATAAGTAATAAATAATTATAAGAAATTTAATTAAGGTGATAATATGCAACTTATTACAGAACTAAATGAAAACCTAGAGGTGATAACCGAAGCTAAAGAGGACGGTACTAAGTCCCACTTTATCGAAGGTATATTCATGCAGGGTGACATTAAAAACAGAAACGGTAGAACATATCCATGTGATACTCTTGAAAAAGAGATGAAGCGTTACGAGGCTGAATTTATTAAGCCTAAGCGTGCACTTGGAGAACTCGGACATCCCGATGGTCCTACTATTAATGGTGACAGAGTATCACACTTAATTACATCGATGAGGCGCGAAGGTAATGATTTTTATGGAAAAGCAAAAATCTTAAAAACACCTATGGGAGAGATTGTAAAAGCTCTTTTAGATGAAGGTGTTAAAATTGGCGTTTCAACAAGAGGGTTAGGTTCGGTAAAACAATTAAAAGACGGTGTTATGGAAGTTCAAAAAGATTTCCATCTCGCTACTGTAGATATTGTAACCGACCCATCAGCTCCTAATGCATTTGTAAATGGCATTATGGAGAACAGAGAGTATTATTACGATATAGCTTCTTCATCTTGGAAGCCTCAGGAAGTAGCTAAAGTCCTCGAGGAAATTGTTGAAGAGGTTGAAAAGAAAATTACTCGCGTAGTAAAAACTATTGACGAAGAAACTGCACAGAGAATGTTCCGTACATTCTTAAGTTCTTTAAGAAATAAATAAATTAATAAATATTTTTAAACAAGTATTAAAAGGAGAAAATTATGGCAGACGACAAAAATAAATTCGTTGCTGATGACGGTTACTCAGAAGTACCTCAGCCTGTAAAGCCTGAAGGTGGAGAGAATAACTTTAAAAAAGGCAAGAAAGGCGAAGTCGAAGCTAAGAAATCAGATGTTAAGACTCCAGGCCAAGAAAAGGCTGGCGAGAAGGTACCAACTGCTGAAGAAGTAGAAACTACTGAATCAGAAGAAGTGGTAGAAGAAGTTGTAGTTGAATCTACAATCGAATCTATCTTTGAAGGTACTGAACTTTCAGATGAATTTAAACAAAACATTAAGCTAGTATTCGAAGCAGCTGTTAACGAAGAAGTTGCAACAAAGACTGAGTCTTTGAAAGAAGAACTAGAAGGTAAACTCGAAACTGAATTATCAGAAGCTATTGATAACCGTATGAAGGATGTTGTTGAAAATGTAGACAAATATCTAGACTACGTTGTTGGTGAGTGGATGGAAGAGAACAAGATTGCTGTTGAAGCTGGAATTAAAGTTGAAATGGCTGAATCTTTACTCGGTGGTCTTAAAGACCTATTCAACGAGCACAACATCGAAATCGACGAAGATACATTCGACGTTGTTGAGAGTTTAGAGAAACAAGTTGCTGAATTAGAATCAGGTAGTAACGATGTTGTCAATGAGAACATCACACTTAAAGCTACTATTGCTTCTATGAGTGCAGAAAAAGTATTTGAAGGTATGACTGAAGGCCTTTCCGACAATCAAGTCGAAAGATTCAAAGTACTTTCTGAAAAGCTTGACGTTGAAGATTTAGAAGATTATACTTCGAATCTTTCAGTAATCAAGGAATCCTTCTTTAGCGAAGGCAAAATTGCCGCACCTAAAGTAGAGGATGTCGAAGAAGACGAAATTATTCTAGAGGAACAGGAAGTCACTAAACCAGCTTCTGATTACGACTCTATTAATGCTCTAGTTGAAGCTTTTACAGCTAAAACAAAGTAAGGATTAGAATAATTAAATTGGTTAAAAACATAATTTAATATTAACATAAAGGGAGAATTACTATGAGTAATTATCAAGCATTGGTAGAAAAGTGGGGCCCTATCCTAGAGCACGAATCTTTTTCACCAATTACTGACTCACATAAGAGGGCAGTAACAGCTACTATCCTAGAAAACACAGAAAGAGCACTTGCAGAAACTGGTGATTTATCAGCTAACATGACAAGCCTTCTTTCAGAAGCAGCACCAACTAATGATGCTGGAACAGGTGGTTTCGGGGCTGGAGCAACTGCAGGTGGTCCTGCAGCTGGTTACGACCCAATCTTAATTTCACTAGTACGTAGAGCGGTTCCTAACCTAATCGCTTATGACATCTGTGGTGTTCAGCCAATGACTGGTCCAACTGGTCTTATCTTCGCGATGAGAGCACGTTACGGTTCACAGGCTGGAGACGAAGCTTTCTATAACGAAGCTGATACAGATTTCTCAGGTGCTGGAACACACGCTAACACATTACCAAATGCTAACGCATCACTTATCACGACTGGTACAGGTCTTGACACAGGTGCTGGTGAAGCTTTAGGTGACGGTGTTGGAGATGCATACGCAGAAATGGCTTTCTCAATTGAGAAAGTAACTGTTGCTGCTAAGACAAGAGCTTTAAAAGCTGAATACACTACTGAGCTTGCTCAGGACTTAAGAGCTGTTCACGGCCTAGACGCTGAAACAGAACTTGCTAACATCCTTCAAACTGAAATCTTAACAGAAATCAACCGTGAAGTTGTTAGAACAATCTACAAAACTGCTGAAGTTGGAGCTCCAGGCTCTGCGTCTGCAGGTGTTTTCGACTTAGACGTCGATGCAAATGGTAGATGGTCCGTAGAGAAGTTCAAAGGCTTAATGTTCCAAATCGAACAAGAAGCTAACGCTATTGCAAAGGGAACTCGTAGAGGGAAAGGTAACATCGTTATTTGTTCTTCAGACGTTGCTTCTGCTTTACAAATGGCTGGTGTACTCGACTACGCTCCTGCTCTTAACTCTAACTCTTTAGAAGTTGATGACACAGGCAATACTTTTGCTGGTGTTCTTAACGGAAGATTCAGAGTATACATCGACCCATTCGCTGGTTCAAACTACTTAGTAGTTGGCTACAAGGGTTCAAGCGCATTTGACGCTGGCTTATTCTATTGCCCATACGTTCCATTACAAATGGTACGTGCTGTTGGTGAGAATAGTTTCCAACCAAAAATCGGATTCAAAACTCGATATGGTATGGTAGCTAATCCATTCGCACAGGGTGATGCATCTAGCCAAGGTCTTGGTGCACTTACTCAAGATACTAACAAGTACTACAGACGTGTACGTGTAACTAACTTATTCTAAGAATAACAATTAGTTGTATCTTTAGGGGAGCCTTCGGGCTCCTCTTTTTTTGTTCATTAAAAAGGGACCATTAAGGTCCCTCTTTTTGTTTTGTATCTTATTACTTAGATACTACAAACTCATTTAATTGAGTAGCAAGTCTGATTATCTGCGCTGCAGTAATCTTTCTATCCACAAGTGGTCTGTAACCAGCTGTTTCATTATTGTAAGAATTATACTCTGCTATCGCATAGTTTTCTCTATCAATATTACTCAATAAAATTCCTTCAGCTTGTGAAAGAAGGTCTGCTCGGATTTCATATCCGCTTTTTGTATCACTCATAATTTTCTCCTGTGTGTATATGTGTGTTATTTGTATTTCTTAGAAAAGTAAGTTCGTAGTAAGAAAATACGTGTATATGCTACGAAGGTCATAACTAAGGTAACCATTGTACCTAGTGTGACTGGGTCGGTAATCTCAAATTTTTCAATATAGAGCCAAAGAAGAAAAAGGTTTAATGGATAGTTAACTACCAAACCTGTTGCAATCTGAGTTGCAGTTTCTTTGTGTATTTGTTTTGTTGCTTTATTCATATCATTTTAAAGATTGTCCTAACTTTTGACCAATTGCTAAATAATCTTCAATTGGTCCTTTATTGATGCTTAACTGGTTTGTTTCAAAGTTTTTTGCAACCATGTTTAATATCCCATCTTCAATATAGGATAATACGCCAATCGGTGTAGAACAGTCACCGTCAATTTCTTTTAACATTTCTTTTTCGGCCATTACAGTATGCCATGTATCAATATCATTTCTTGCCCAACACCATGCTGTAATAGTTTCATCTATTGGTGTTTTAGGCTTTCTTGTTTGAAGAGCAATAACGCCTTGACCTGGTGCAGGTAACATATCTGCAGTTCCAAATACATGACTTGCTTTATGAGTTAATCCCAATGTATCAAGTCCTGCTTTAGCAACTACGATCGCATCATATTCGCCATTCTCTTGTTTAGCGATTCGACTATCAATATTACCTCTAATAGGGACTATAGTTGCTCCTGGATATAACTCTTGTAACTGGTAAGACCTTCTAGGGCTACTTGTGCCTATGGTCCTAGGGTTTATATTATTACCGACTAAACAGTCACTAAAGTCACTTCTAGGTAACACACAGGTCACTTCAAGCAGGTCGTCGTTATCTCTTGTTAAATCTTTAAAGGCATGACATGCAATATCAATATCTCCATTAATAAGTGCTGTTTCTATTTCTTTACAGAATACTCCTTTGTTTCCCATTTCTTCAATGGTTAACTCTGGATTTAAGTCTGCTTGTGAATGTATGAATACAGTTTCTAAATCAATGCTAAGATGATTTCTTGCTTTTTCAGTATATGCTACTGCTAACTGTGATTGTCTTGTTCCAATTTTGTACATAATATAATTTCTTGGTACCCCGTAGGAGAGTCGAACTCCTGTTGCCGAGATGAAAACCCGGTGTCCTAACCACTAGACGAACGGGGCGAGGTTAAATGTCTTCGTTAACTTTAACGAGCTCAATGTTATCACCTTCACCAATAGTTTTAACATAGCCCAACGAGATTAAAGTATCTATTGTTTCTTGTGTTATTCTCTTGGTTTCTGCAAACGAGGCATGAGATTTTTGTTTCTTATTAGCGAACCAATAACCTAATGTTGTATATATTGCAGCAGTAATAAAGAATTGAGTTGTATCCATTAACTATCTCCGTATCTTGCTAAAACTTTTTCAATGATTTTCTGTTGTGCTGTAAGCTCAACATCTTCGTCGATTTCTTTCTGAATTCTGTCTGATTCGTCAGGGTCAGGTATTTCAGGTAGAAGTTCTTCTTGTACGATAAATTTCTTATCGACAGCCATGCTCAATACACTATTCTCACTGAGTTCTTCGAGCTCAGTTAGCGCAGCGTATAGCACTGTTTCAGTTTCAAGCTCACCTGATTTGCAAGCTTCCATTATTGTATTAACAATATCTCGGTTCATTATGCCTCCTTAAATATACTTATAATAAACAAGTTTTCTCTACGACGCTTCATTCAAGGCGTACGGAAGATGTCCGTCATATCCTTGAAATCCCTGCCACCAGCTAGGTGCTGGTCGACCCCAATCCCACTTCGCAAAAGGTTTTGCTGCATGGTAATAGTTCCTGTATGCCTTAACTGGGTCGCCTTCAACCTTACAGTCAGGATAGTGACTCATCGCCTGTGCGAATTCTGTGAGTCCAATGTCTGGTATATTTTTAGGTGGTTTACTGAGCATGATGCCGAGTTTTTGCCACGATACATGTTGTTTGTTTCTACGATACTCAAACTCATTAGCTAAGCCTCTAAAGTGATCGTAGTGCCATTCATAGTTAGTCTTACTTTTTGCAGTCCATGTTGTACATGGGTGAAATTTATGAACAGCTAAATAATATAAATCATCTCTTTTGTCACCAAACGCGTAATACGTTTGTATTGTTTTACCAGAGCGAGATGGTCTTTTCTCTGGGATGCCGTCAAGCATACGATGAACTGTTGAAAGCATTTGTGCACTTTCAATAATCATTTTACCAACGTGTTTGTCACAAACCATTTGAGCTGCAACTATAGGGTCTTCATGTAATACAAATATATTCATTTAACCCACACGTGGTTGTACTTCGAAGGATAGTTACTACAGTTGTAGATAAACCTTTCGTCGTAGTTAATTACTTTAACACATTCACCAGTTGAGTTACTGACATGCACATCGGGCATATAACTGGTTGTGTTTAAAATACTGACAAGTAGATATATCATAACACTAGAAATTAAAAAAAGTATTGAGTATTCTTTCGTTTTCGTATTCATAATTAAGCTACCTTATCTAAATGTTTGCACTGACCTCTGAACTTGAATCCAGGGCAACTGCATTTGTTGTCTACAATAATGTATGATTTACCATTAGAACCTTTTACAACAATTCCGTTGTTTGGCAATTCTTCTTGGTACTCACTGATTTTTACAAATTTACGCCTTGATTTAGAAAACTGCTTCATAGGAGCTTTAAAAACTTTATCGTTGTACTGAACTAAATGTCCAGCACCGTTGACATGATATATGCCATTTGCAATTTGAGCATCACCCCAATCAGTTACTTCTTGTAGAACTTCAATCATCGGTAAGAACCTAGTAGTTTAGGACCTTTAGATGTAAAATCCATTCCTGCAAAGCTACCGTGATAGTCACCATACTTTGCATTATAAGTGAAGTTAACTTTAACGGTATTGATGTATACCGTTAAGCTTTGTTCTGCTGTGAAGTATGCAACTTCAGCTTCAACTTCTTTTCCACTGTTGACATTTTCGACAATACATTCTTTAGCATAAGTCTGGTTCATATTAAGCCGCCTTTAGAAGTGTAGGAGCTACTCTCCACATACCGGAGTCTGTAGTAACTTGAATGTTTTTAATCATTACCTTAGTAACAACTCCTTCAATTTTAGCACCACGCTTATCATTGAAGAATACGTTCTGTCCAACATTAAAAGCATTTTTGGCCATTTGTGTTTTGGCTTTGAATTGCATGTTAAACATTTGAGAAATCATTTTCATCTCGCTGGAATCAGCTTTGGCGAAAAGAGTGTTCAGTTTAGTCATTTCAGATTTAGTTAGCATAATATATTTCCTTTCCTCATTAATTTATGGGTCTATTATAACCCGTTTTGTTCCATTTGTCAACCTTTTTTTGCATTTATTTTCAATTAAAATTCAAAAGATGGTTGAGGTGTAGAGTAACCAGCACCTTTTCCGTAGAATCCCATTGATTCTAGTTTAAGTACTAATTCGTCAAAATCGTAAGGTGTTTCGCCTTCTGCGTATTGTGGATATATGCCTACTGTTAATGGATCGTTTATAAAAAACTGGGTACCCTCGAACTCAGGATGTTCTGAACAAAATTCGTTGACTAATGCAACTCCTTTTCTCCATGTAGCTATTGACTTATGTCTTAGCTCAAAGTCTGATATGTACATTCCAGGCTGTGTCAAAGTCAGTTCTGGTTGGTTTCCTAGTATCCTATATTCCATTTAATCTCCGTTTTATTCAAAATATGAGTATATTATAATTGGTTTTGTTTCATTTGTCAACCCTTTTTTGCAATTATTTTGACTTATTTTCAATTTGCAATATTATAAATAAGACTTGAGGCCCTAAGCTTCAAAAATGGAGTAAACAATGGAACAAATCTTGCAATTGATATCTGATGTAGGTTTACCTATAGCAGGCGCTTTAGTGATGGGATTCTTTATCTTTATCATTATTAAGCAGATGATGGAAGGACTCATTGATAATATCAAAACTTTAACAATTTTCAGTGAAGGGCTAGAAAATAGAGCGCGCTCTATGAGTAATGAAATTGTTAAAATCGACCTGCTAGTTTCTAGCGCATTAGACTTGAAACCAGATACAGAAAGAATTGCACGAGCTGAAAATTTTATTGAAGACGGTAAACTGGACGTGAGGAGAGATTAACAATGTTATACTGTGATTATACATTTTCTATTGACGGAAGTGGATTAAAATTAACAGACAAAGATACACAGTGGGAAAAGTACCAACAAGTAAAGATTGAGAATACACCTTTACAAGTAGGAGATACTTTTACTTTACTGACCGACGAAGACGGGTGCATGTTTTTTAGAAAAAATGCTCCTGTACAATATGAGTTGAACTTTGGAATTTGATGTAGCTCAATTAGTATCAGAATACGGTTTCCCAACAATCATGGTTGTTGGTTTGGGTTACTTCGTATATTTCGTTTGGAAATTTATAAACGAGAAGATACAACCAGCTATTGATAAACATCACATGCAATTAATTAAAGTAATTGACCGTGTTAGAATGTTAGACCAAGACCTTATAAGATTACAACAAAAAGTAAATGTAGTTTTGGAATATAGAGCTCGACAAGAATTGTTAAAACATTACGAAGACAAAATCGAGCTAGAAAAGAGAAATAAAGATGAAGATTAATGGAACATACTTAGGATTACTTGTAATTGGATTGTATTTTTCAGTTCAAGTCTGTGCAGAACCTATTGTGCACAAATTTAAAAATCCTAGCTTCAGTGGTATAGGAACAGGTGCTCATTATTTGACTATTGAGAACCAAGAACATTCACGTAAGAAAGCAATTAAGGATGCTCTTGAAGCTGCAGAAAGAGCAGCAGAAAGAGAAATTGACAACTCAACATTATCAAAATTTATACGGAACTTGGAAAGTAGAATATATGCTCAATTAGCAAAACAGTTAGTTGACAATATGTTTTCAAATGATAACCCAGTTCGATTTGGTTCATTTGTACTCGAAGGCTCAACAGTGACTTATGAAGTCATTACAAATATAGATGGAACTGAATTTATTAAAATGACAATTGTAGATGAGAATGGAACAACTACAGTCATTGAAATACCAATTGGTTCTGGTAACTTTGGCGGAGACGGCAATGCGACTGACGGCGGCTAGTATTGCAATACTATTTCTAGCTGGTTGTGCACAGATGCCACAATGGTCAGATGGACCTGGATATTGTTCATACGAGACTGGTCAATTTGAACAAGGGTTCGGTAAAGTTAGAGATAAAAACGGTGATGGTATGGTATTAGACAAACTATACACTGGTACAAGAAAATATGTTGGTGGTAAATTTATTTGCATAGAACAACCAGAAGTTGTTAACTTACCAGCATATGTAGAGTTATTAAATCTACCACCTGCAAAAACAAAACCTGTAGTTGCAGTTTATAACTTTGGAGATAAAACTGGACAAAGAAAAGATTCACAAAGTGGTCAATCATTTTCTACAGCAGTAACACAAGGTGGAACAGAATTAATTATTGATGCGCTTAAAACAGCAGGTGGAGGAACCTGGTTTAGAGTAGCAGAAAGACAAGGGATTGATGCTCTTGTTAGGGAAAGACAAATCATTCGCTCAGGCAGAGAAGAAGTAGCAAGAGCGACTGGTGAAGAAGTACAAAAACTGGGACCATTATTATTTGCAGGTATGGTAATCGAAGGCGGGATTATCGGATATGACAGTAATATTAAAACAGGTGGTCGAGGCGCAAGAACGCTCGGTATTGGTTTTAGTAGGCAATATAGGCAAGACCAAGTAGTAATTTCATTAAGAGCAGTTAGTGTTCTTACAGGTGAAGTACTCTTAAATGTACAAACTAAAAAGACAATTTTAAGTTATGGCTCTGGTGGTGACGTATTTAGATTTTACGAGCAGGGCACACAGTTGGTTGAGTATGAAGACGGTGTAGGAAATAATGAGTCAGTGACGTATGCAGTACGAACAGCAATAGAAGCTGCCGTGCTGGAAATGGTCTATCAAGGGAATCGTCGTGGGTTCTGGGAGATAGATTTTAATAAAGAGGAAGAAGAATGATTAAGAAACTTTTAGGCCTAAGTTTATTGATACTTCCAGCTTTCGTATTTGCACAAGCTACTGATGATAATGAAATAAACATTGAGCAAGTTGGTGATACATTAACATTGTACATCGACCAATACGGATATGGTAACAAAATAGGATTAGACGACTTTTCAAGTAGTTCTAGTGCTATGACAATTACGGGTTCTTCATTGAACATAAACATTGACCAAATAGGTAATGAAAACTTATTATTTGGTCCTGTTGTATCTGACAGTAGTACTTATAATTTATTGTTTACTGGCGATAGTAACTCAATGGATTGGAATATCGGTTACATAGGTAGCTCAGATAGTTCAACTATTGATTTAGATATTTCTGGTGATAGTAATACCTTGGACTTTGACCAAGGATTCAATGCAAGTGCTGAAAGATTGGATTTTGATTTAACACTTATTGGCGACAGCAATATTTTTGATATTGATATAGACGTCGATGACGCTATTTGGAATTTTGATATTACAGGTGGAAGCAACAACATCAACACCATGCAGAAAGATGGTGGAGAGCACGAGATTAACTTGACTCTAGATGGCTCATCAGCTGATATCGATATTAATCAAATGAGTGGTACATGTGCTACAGGTGTAACAACTTGTAATGGCATCATCACTTTAGATGTTGATAGCGAAAATGCGACTATACAAATCAATCAGAAAGATTCATCTAGCGATAGTTAAAGCATTTTTATTTTTGACAGTATTGTCAATTAATCTGTCTGCAGCAGATTCTATTGGCAATATTGTCGAATTTAAGGGCGATGCATCTCTTACGAGAGAAGCAGGTGCGGAACTCGTTATTGAACAAAAACAAATCCCCGAAGTTCAAATGAACGATACGGCCGAAACAGAAAATGGCCGAATTAAAATAGAATTCTTAGACGAGGCAGAACTTAGCCTCACAGAAAATACTCGAGTATATATCGACCGAGTATATTACGACCCAGACCCAAGTAAATCAAAAATGGCTATGAGAATGGCAATGGGAACCGCTAGGTTCGCATCAGGTCGTTTGGGAATGGTCAATCAAAACAATATTGATATACAAACACCTACTGCTAGTATTGCAGTTCGTGGAACAGACTTTACAACCACCATTGACGAGTTAGGGAGGTCTCTTGTAGTACTACTTCCTGATGCGTATGGTAACCCTTCGGGTGTCATAGAAGTATCTAATCTAGGAGGTACTGTGACCCTAGATGAGGCTTACGCAGCTACTATGGTATCAACTTTAGACAGTCCACCAACTCCTCGAGTACAACTATCCAATATTACTCCAGCAATGATTGATAATATGTTTATTGTATCTCCACCTCAAGAAATACAAGAAGCTATTGATGAAGAATTGGCTGATGATTCAGACCAAGACCAAGGATTGTTGGATGTAGATTTTTTAGAATTTAACGAATTAGAATATGATGCACTTGAAGAAGATGCATTAGAATTTACAGAACTCGATATTGACTATTTAGATGTCGATTTCTTAACAGATTTATTAGATGTTGTCGAGGAACTTGTTAAGACAACAGCAGCTCTTGATGATAGAGCAATTTCAGGTACATCATTAGGAGCTCAAATTAAAGGAGCAAGTTTTGGTTTAAATGCAGATTCACAATATAATGTATTTGAACAAGATGGAAATATAGTTTTTTATAGAAATGTACAAGGCACAATAAGAATCGTGCTCGCAGTGGATTCTTCAGTAAAAATTGATACTGAAGTTGAAGGCTATTCTGGTATAATTGATTTAAACGGGGGAAATGATTCCACAATTATAATTAAGCAAGGCGGATAAATAATGTATAACTATTACTATAATAATTATCAAAGATATTTAAAATTAAAATATGGATGGTCAGTACGACCAGGGCAAATAGTGGATATTTACGTATGACAAAATTAACATTAACAAAATTATTTTGTATTTTATTATTAATTACTTTAGCTGTATCAGCTGATGATAATGTAATCAGTATAGAACAAACTGGTGATAATTTTCAATTAGGTATTGACCAATTTGGTCACTCTAATAACATCAACATGCTAGATAGTAATTCATATATCTCTGCAACAAATTTAGACATGTATTTAGTTCAAGTGAATACAAGCTCTACAGCACTTCCTAATAAAATTAGATTTGATGAAATAAGTGGTCAAGGCAATCAAATGAAATTAGGTCAAGGTATTGACTGGACTGATATTACATCAGACACTAACTTGTCTTGGAGTTACGATGGTTGGGAAGGCGGTGGCCACGAAATAGATATCACAATGTATGGTGATTATAATCAATTAGCAGTACAACAAACAAACCAATCTACTGCACTCGACGGACATAACTTTGATTTACATTTAGCAGGTGATAACAACGAAGTTAAAATAAAGCAACAAAGTGATGGTGCAAAGAGTATAGACCTTACAGTTTACAATGACTGGAACGATGTATTCATTAGACAAAAAGGAAACGGTGCTACTCACAACGCAAATATTACTCTTGATGGATTATATGGAACTGATTTAATATTAAAGCAAATGAGCCAAACAAGTCAAACATATACATTAAGTGTTGACTGTATGAATTTTAATGGATGCGGAGTAACAGTAACACAGGAATAATTATGGACTTAGATATATACGGCAATCCAGTAGGAACTAAATATCCAGGAGAAGGAAACTGTCCTGAAGGTATGATGTGTATTCCTGAAAACGAATTTCATATGCAGCTCGAGGAAGCAGGTATGGAATACGACGAAACATCAAGAGAGATACAACCCGTAGGTGATGCCGAAGCCATCATAGACTTTACAAAAGATTTGTTATTTTTAGATATTAGTGTAATATTTAATATGGCAGTTCCTCTTACAATATTCGCGGTATATGGTTTAACGATTTATGCGGCGGTGAAATTCATTCAAAAGAAATTAAGTTAAATTATGAAAACATTATTACAAAGAGTTATACAAGATAAAGAAGTGAACTTATATCCAGTCTGGTTAATGAGACAAGCTGGAAGATACATGCCAGAATATATGGCGATCAAAGCAGAAAGTAATGGCTTTTTAGATATGGCATTAACGCCTGAAAAAGCAACTGAGATTACAATGCAACCTATTAAAGAATTTGATATGGATGCAGCAATTATATTCTCAGATATATTAATCATCAATTATGCTTTAGGGCAAGAGTTAGATTATAACCCTGCTCCAGAGCTTGGACCTTATAAAGAATCTTTTTGGGAAACAACAGAAAGCGAGTTTATTGAAAAATGTGAACCCGTTTATGAAGCAATACGAAGAGTAAGAGAAGAACTTGATGATAGTAAATCACTTATTGGATTTGCAGCAGCTCCTTATACGCTCTGTAAGTACATGTGTGATACTGTGGATTCAGATATAGTTAACCGATTAATACCATATATTGTTACTCACCTTTCAATGCAGATTGAAGCAGGTTGTGATACAGTACAAATCTTTGATAGTCACGCTGGTGATATATCAGAACATGACTTTGATGAAATCATTATTGAACCAACAAAAATTATTGTTGATGTCATTAGAGCACATTATCCTCATGTTTGTATTATTGCTTTCCCAAGATTAGTTGGTAATAAAATAAACGAATACATTGAGATTGTAAATCCTGATTGTACAAATATTAGTGATGATTTACCAGTTGACGAAATTAATGGTGAAGTACTACAAGGTGGAATCTCAGTTAAAAGATTAATTAAGGGCGAAGACATCACCCCCGTTTTAGATAAAATGAAAGATAAACCTTACATTGTTAATCTAGCTCACGGCATACATAAAACTACACCAGTAGAAAATGTTAGAGCATTGGTTAATACAGTTAAAGAATATCGTGCTTAAATATCTCACAAAATGGTGGACTGTCTGTATTACTATTGCAGCATTCAGTGCAATTCAGATTAGTAACCCAGATTTAATTCAGAGCGTTAAGTATTCTTATTATGATTATCTACAATCCAAACAAGAAACAATTCACTCAAGTGATATTATATTAGTCAACATTGACGAAAAAGCGATCGCGCAAGAAGGTCAATATCCATGGCCAAGAGATATACATGCTAAATATTTAGATGCAGCTCCTGCTGATGCACTCAATGTATTGAACATTATATTTTCCGAAAATGATAGATTTGGCAAAGACAATGTTCTTTCTCAAGCAATGGCAAATAAAGCAGTTGTATTATCTTCTGCTCCTACTCAACAAACATCAGATGGAGTTGGCACCTTTGTAGGTGTTGCAACTTTTGGAGAACAAAATGATAATTGGCTTTACGAATTTCCAGGCTTACTCTATCCTATTGATAGTTTGTCTAATTGGGCTTTTGGGGTTGGGGCTACAGTTGCAATACCTGACCAACCAACAGGAGTTGTGCGAAGAGCCCCGTTGGTCGTCAAAGCAGCCGGGAATAGGTATCCATCTCTCGCGCTCGACACTTTACGAGTGTATTCTGGAGAACCAAGCTACCAAATGAAAGTAGGTCCACAAGGAGTGGAATGGATTCGCATGGGTCGACAAGACCCAATTACAACAAACTCTTTTGCAGAAGTACCAATATCTTTTTGGAATTCTTTTGACTCAATCAGTATAACAGAATTAAATGACTCCTATAGTGGTAAGATACTCTTGTATGGAATAACAGCAGAAGGTTACTCTAATCCAGTTGCAACCCCAAAGGGTGCAGTGTATCCCCACGAAGTTCAAGCTCATCTAATCCAGACCGTCCTTTCAGGCGTTGAAATAAAGATTCCCGACTGGACTGCAATATTTGAGCTTTTCTTTCTTGTGATATGCTGTCTAGGAATCCTTGCAGCGGTCTATGTCTTGCCCACATCTCTTGCGGTGATAACGAGTCTTCTTCTCGTTGGTTCCGGAGCCGGATTGAGTTACTATTTTTGGACTTCCGCCTTAACCTTTGTTGATGCATCTTTAGTTTCATTAGCTTCCTTAGTTGTATTTGCTCAGTCAAGTTATAATAAGTATTATATCACATTCCAAGAGAAACGTCAAATAGAAAAGCAATTTGCAGGTTATGCATCGCCCACAGTTGTTCGCCTCTTACAAGAGAATCCTTCTCTAATAAAAGATGGCATGAAGCGTGAGATTAGTATTTGTTTTTCTGATTTACGAGGTTTCACTCCACTAGGAGAAAGCTTTGGTGATGATGTCAAGGGACTGACAAAATTAATGAACGAATATATGGATGCGATCACCGAGCCTGTTCTCCATGCAGATGGTATGATTATAAAATATATAGGGGATGCGTCAATGCACATTCACAATGCTCCTATAGAAGATAAAGAACATCCTAAAAATGCAGTACAAACTGGACTGAATATGCTTCGAGCAGTGGATAAATTTAATGAACAGATTACAGCAGAAGGTAGACCACCAATTGGTATGGGTGCTGGGATTAACACTGGTCTTGGTTATCTTGGTGAGATGGGGTCTACAGCAAGACATAGTTATGATGTACTTGGTGACAGCGTTTCAACAGCTGCACGAATTGAGTCTAAATGTAAAGAATATGGTTGTTTATTATTAGTTGGTGGAGATACAGTAAAACACTGTAAAAAGGATTTCTTTTTCCTCAAGGTAGATGATTTAGCAGTAAAAGGTAAAACTGTAGGAATTGAAATATATACTGTGCTTGACTTGAATAAAGATAAATATATTAAACCGGCAGAGATGCACGAAGCAATGCATTCAAATTATCAAAAACAAAACTTTGATAAGGCGATCAAAATATGTAATGACCTTATGGATTGCTTTGAAGGACAGATGAAAGGTTATTACAACATGTGGATTGAGCGTTGTGAGTATATGAAAACGCAAGATTTACCTAAGGATTGGAATGGGGTATTTATCGCGACTACTAAGTAGTTTACTAATTTGCTTTCTTGCAAATCCGACCCATGCAAAGACCCATGCAAATTACGAACCAGTCATTTATTACCATACAGATGCACAAATAGCATTGTTTATGAAGGGCTATCATTCTCCTTATAAACCAGAGTATGTTCGTAAAGTAGTTGGTAAAGTTCGTATAGGAAAAAATGGTGCTCTAATTAATTTACCAGACCCGGCTGTTGCTTATCCAAAACTTAATTTAGATTTTGATTTTGAAGAAGACGATTGGAACTATCAAGCAAACTTTTTAATCGTACATGCACTTGATTTATATTCAACATATAAAGGATTAAAGTATGATTGTATTTCAGAAGCAAATCCGTTAGTTGGTAAACATCCATCTCTAGGTGAACTAATATTCTTTAAAGTTGGTATTATTACTTTATTGGAAGGAATATATGGTGATTATCCAACGGAGTGGGAAGCGTTTCAAACAGTTTCAGCTATGACTACAGGAGTTGTAGTACAAAATAATTTCGATGTAATAAGCGATGCGAGAGATAATCCTCGTTGTAAGAAAAGATAAAATGGTGGAGTTAACAGATGCAGCAATATCTAAAGCGATTGAAAAAACAACAAGCCCGTGCCCAAATAATATCAGACTTGGTGTTTCTAGCGGTGGGTGTGCTGGGTATGAGTATATTATTACTTATTCTCACGAAATAAACAATGACGATAATGTTTTAGATTATGGTAAATTTAAAATAGTCATAAACGAAATGTCTAAGCCTTATTTAGAAGGGTCTACGATAGATTGGGTAAAAGAAGGATTAAATGAATATTTTAAAATCATTAATCCAAAAGAAGTTGCATCATGTGGATGTGGCATATCAATTCAATTTGAGGAAAATTAAAAATGGAATTTATATTATTAGGAATTGTAATTTCAGTTAGTGTAGTAACTATAGCAAGTTTATTATTCATAAGAGAAGGTAGTAAAGGAATTACTAAACCTTATAAAACAAAAGATGGTACTTCTCGTACCGCTAAAGCAGCAAGAGTAGATTACATCGTATAAGAAAAAAGGCTCTTGTTTAGAGAGCCTTTCAGTTGGTCTTTGTTTAACTTAAACGATGGTTGACACGCTGTATACCATTACACTTAAAAAAGTAGTAACTAATAAACACTCGATACAAATCTCACCATTCAAACTAAAAACGCTTTTAAGCAATTTCATTTGATTTTCCTTTTGGCTACTATTGAGATATTTTGTTTCGAGCTTCGAGCCAGAGTGCGTATTGTAAATCATACATTGGATTATGTTTGAGATGCAAATACGCTATTCCCGCACTACTAACTAATATTAAAAATTCAAACATCTTTAATATGTCCGCCAGGGTGCAACGGTTTCACCCAATATTTAAAGAAAGTTCTTGTCCACCCTCGGGTGAAAAATCTCTTTAACTCTTTAAACATTTGGATTGACTCCTAGTAATGAAACACAAAATAAAGAAAATAGAGCTACTAATTCTAAATTATCTTTAAATCTTTCTTTCATTATTTTACTTTAGGACATTTACTTTTTATGATATACGATGTTGCCTCTCGGATTTCTCGTTTATCTAAAAAGGAGTCTCTGTTTTTATCAGCATGCTTATAAAGACTTAACTTTACTTTGCATCCTGATGCTTCTAGCTCATTCACGCTAATTAGATTGTCACCATTTATATCAAATCGTTCCATTCTCCAGTCGGCGTAGGCTGGTGTTGCTATTAAGCAAGCAACAATTGCTGTTGTAACTTTGGTCATTATTTATCTCTAAAGTATGACACAAAATATGTCATACAATACTATATATAACTGAAATTAATAATGCTTTATAATTTTATAACATAAATGTAATATTTTACACAAATGTTACAATTACTTTCCAGAAGCGGTAAACCACTTCTTAAATTCTTGGTAATCTTCCCAAGGAAGTGCTAATCGTCTGCCTTTACGAGTTTCTTCATTCATATGAAATCCCATATAAGCAAACCAAGCCATAATAAAAAGTAAGATACATCCACCAATTATTTGCAGAATTTCCATTAACATTAGTCTTCGTCCTGCTCAGCTAAAGTTTCTAATCTTTCTTTTAATAGACCAAGTAAATCAATGATTTCTTCGCCTATTGCTCTATCTTCCGTTGTGTCGATTTCGACATCAAATCTAATTTTCATCTTTTTTGTCCTTTAACTCTTCGAGCTTTTTCTCAATCTCGTCAAGTCGGTTTAAAATTTTTTCCATTCCTTTTACTAAAGCATTATGAGTTTGTGCTTGAGTAGGATATCCCATTATGCTTCTTTGTTAGGATTCCACATAACTAAGTTCTTAGTCCTAAGTCTGTTCACAACAATCTTATATCTCGATTGCTCTTCTTTCCATTCTTTTAGCCACTTATGACCATCACGTTCTGCATCAATAAAGATTGCATTAGTAAATGCCAAAGGTAACAATATAGCACAATGTATAATAATACTTGCAACTGTATTGTAGTTAAAGAATCCGAGATAGTTTGATGCTAAGAAGCCAAACCATACGCTCCAAATAGTAAACAATACTAACATAAAGTAAGTCTGTAAACTTGGGTCTGGAATATATTTAAGTGGATTGTATTTCACATCCATTACTCGTCTCCAGCCATTCACAAGGCTAAAAAGAGTTCGCCTAAACAAAGGCGGCTTTTTTAAACTAGGTTCAATCATCTTTTTCTCCATATCTAATAAATTCTTTTAGAGTATGCATTCCGTAAGTGGCCCATGTAATGACCACTATACTCCAAAAAAGAATTTCTATCACTTATGAGTTTCCGTTTCTAGAAAAATCTCTCATCTTCCACATTGCATCAGATAGATATCTGTGAATGTAAACATCGACTGCTCCAGCATTAGCCATTCCACCAATCACATCTCCGTGATATGTATAGCCTCTTAGCTCACCAGTTCTGTGATGTCTTACTTTATTGATTGGCTTTCTGCCTTTCAAAGAAGTTCTGAATCTAATTGGCATAGAGTTAGAGTCTTTAGCATTATAGTACTTAAGCTCTTTATTCATTTGCTTAACCATGTTTTTGATAGATTCAATCTCCATCATATCTCCAGCACACTGTGTAGAGAATGTTCCCACGTAAGCATCAGTTCTTTGTTTTCCGTTTTTGTCAAATTTCATAATATAGTTTTCCTTCAAGTTTAATTTAATATGAGTATATTATAATTGGTTTTGTTTCATTTGTCAACCCTTTTGTTGAAAAAAAGTCAATTATTTTCACAAAACCAAAGGTAGCTTTACGCTACCTCCGCCATTTCAACAGCTAGGTCTAATGCATCTAGCTTTCGTCTTGCATTTCCGCCGAATAGGGCAGATGATGCACGAGAGTCTGCACTTCGTCCGAGCTCGTGGTCAGTTAAGTAAGTCACAGCATTATATGCATTCCACCAAGAACCAGGTTTAAAGTTTGCTCCTGGTTGAGTTTCAACAATTTCTAATGCACGTTCACCTGTTCTGCTGAGAACTTTATCTTGCTGTGAAGATGTACCAAAGACTTTACCAAGGAATCTAATATAAGCTTCGTCAGTATATCGCTTGGAACCAAGAAATTCTGCAGCTTCCTTGAATTGCTGAACACGAGTGTGTGAGATACCAAGTAGCTCTTTAACGACTTCAGCATCAAACTCGTTTCTGTGAGATAGCCTTACAGCAGGTTGTCCTTTTTCTGTAAGTGCCATTGATAATGTGTTGTTACATACGACTCTTGTCATTACGAACTTAACATCAATAGATTTTCCATAAACATGTGGGTTAGAGAAAAGCAGATAGCCTTTCACTTCATCTCCGCCGAATACTTCAAATCCATCTTTAACATCTGCAGCTGCAAATACCATTCTACCATCATTGATAGAACCTGCAGTGTCCATTACCATATCTCCTGCATTAACGAAGTCATTAAAGAACTCGAATGCTTGTTGGTTTTGGCATGGATTCCAATTGTCACCTACATTGGTAAGAATTTTTCCATCAGTTTCCCTAATGAGAGCTTGCTGACCAGTTGGTAGCTTCTCGCCATTATGTTCTACGAAGGATGCTACCTTCTTTACAGTCCAATCTAAATTGGCTGCTTTCATCATTTCAATAGGTGACATGTCGTCAGTGACTGGAACTCCAAGTCCGTGCCAAGGCACTCCTTTGCTGAGTCTGTAAGCCATTTGTGCTTCACCGTTTATCATTTCTAAATTATGCATAATATATTTTCCTCGTTTAAATGTAGTTTTTTGATTTTGTTGGGTATATTATAACATAACAAAATCGTTTTGTCAACCTTTTTTGCATTTTTTTTCAATTTGTTTCAAATATTAGGGTTTTAAGTTTTTTTTCAGTTGGGATAAACCCAAGTG